TTTGATGTAGTATCAAAGTCGCTTTCACATCCTGTGAATATAATTTGGAAACTTAAACATCTATCTGGAACAGTATTAACTGCAATTACCATTCCGTGTAAAAACTCTCCATGATATTGTTCATGGTTACATGTATACTCTCGTCTTACCCACACTTTGAAGTGAGGTACATTACTAATTAAATACGGCATTAAGTCTTTCTTGTTTTTTTTCTTTTTTTACCTGAAGCAGTTACTGACCATGAAACTTTTTTCGGTCCTGTCTTTTTACGTGCTTCAGATTTACTAATTCTACTAGCTACAGCCTTAGGCCTACAAGCAGGGTATCCTCGCTTCTCCCCTGTTTGTCTACCACATTTTTTTCCTGTCTTAACATCTCGCCAATCTTCAGCAAACCATTTTGTTAAGCCACCTTGTTTTCTTTTTAAAACTCTAGGCATATCCCCCACCACGTGACTTGTACGTTTTTACAAGCCATGCACTACCATACGCACTAGGCCATGACTTAAACTTTCGTTTAGCTTCAGCTTTAACTGACGCATATAATTTAGGATTACTAGGTTTAGATCCTGATTTCTTTTTAACAGATCCACCTTTCTTCATGTATCCCATTTTATTACGTACAGCAGTAGGTAACTTCTTTAATCCTTTTTGCGATGTAGATGGTGTCTTTAATACCATAATTACTCCTTATCAAATGTTTTACATTTATTGCCTTCTCTACATTCTACATGTGTAGTGCAAGAAGGACAAGGAATTGGATAAGGCCATTTAGGTGAGTTTATCATATCATGCTCCTATTGAATGACAACCACTAACTGTGATTGCTATATACAAACATAAACCAATAATAATCAGTTTACCATAATCTAAATCCCATTTAGTTCCTTCACCTTTATCAGCAAAGAAAGTCATAATTCTTCCCCACATATTACTTTCTCCTTTTATTTAATCCACCTTTATTCATTAATTGTCTACGCTTAACTTTATCTTTACTTGGAATAAATGGTAATGTTCTTTTTTTAGGTGGTTCTTTATTTTTGTCTGGAATATATGGTAATGTTTTTCGTTTAGGTTTCGTTTCAATTAAATTACCATCTTTATCACGCTTTCTTCTAAATAATAAATCGTGTAAAGTTTTTACTTCTGATTCACTCATATTTCTTAAAAGAGTACTTAGCTTCTTATTAGACATTATATATTCTCCCTTTGCTCTACTTTAGATGAAACCTCAACTCTTGATCTTCCACCATTTACATAGAGTCCAAACCAAGCTGCACCTGCACCAACAACGACAGATACGAAACCTGCCTGAGCATTGTTTGGCTCAGACAAGTTCATAAACCAGTTACATGTTTGATAGAACACAACCATATAAGATAGGATTAATGCTCTAGGTACTATTCTCCATGAGTCTAATCGTTCAGGTGTAATCATTATTTGAACATGCCACCTTTACGCATATCCATGTGTCCTACACGTTTCATAGCACCACCTTTAGCGTAGCCCTTCTTTTTCATTGCTCCACCTTTAGCATATCCTTTTTTCTTCATCATTGCTCCACCTTTAGCGTAGCCTTTTTTCTTCATAGCCATTCCACCACCCATAGCTTTCATGGTCTTTGTTTTCTTTTTTGTAGGCTTTTTGTCCTTTTTTAATTTACTAATAAGTCTTTTAAGTTCTGGTTGTGCTTCCATTAATCTTCTTAATATTTCTGCAGGACTATTTGAACTTCCTGTACCACCACCAGAACCTTGTCTTCCTCCGGGTTTAGTTGGGTCTTTTACTCTTTTGCCATCTAATGTTTTTAAATCCATAATCTAACTCCTATTTCTTTTTAAGCCATTGAGCCAAAGTTAGACCTGACTTCTTTAGCTGCTCTGCTGTTACGGCAGCCTTACGCTTGCCATTCTTATCGAAAAAGTATTTCTTTCCCATCTTCTGTGCTTGTGCTATTGTACGTGGCCTAGTATCTTTGGGTTTTGTAGTAGGCTTATTTGCATCTCTATACAATTTAAGTTTAGCTCCTGCACGAATCTTATTAGCATCTTTAATATTATTAGCTGCCTTTAACATAGCTACAGTTGTATTCATCTTCTTTGCTATATCTGAAAGTGTATCACCTGCTTTAATGGTGTAGGTTTTAGGCATAAGAGTCTTAGTACTACCCCTACCTGTGGGCAGTTCTTTAGATCCAGTTCTAGGACCACTACCACTTTGAGGTGGTCTTCTCTTTACTGTTGCTCCTCCACTACCACTTTGGGGTGGTCTTCTTTTAGCTGTTCCAACAACTCTACCTTCATCAGGTCCTAACTTTGGTCCACCACTTCCACTTTGGGGTGGTCTTCTCTTTACTGTTGGTCCGCCACTTCCACCTTGAGGTGGTCTTCTTTTAGGTTTGGGTTTAGGTTTAAAAAAGTTAATTATACTATCTATTCTATCACCTGCTGCTTTGTTTGCTTTACGTGCAGCATCTCTAGATTCTATCTTTTTATTTGCTTTTACTTCACGTGTTAAATCTTTTACAGATCTAGCTTTAAGCTTTCCCTGTTCCTTCTGTGCTTTCTCTTTCTTTTTTTCTGCTAACTTTTCTTTAGTTGATTTTCTTTTTTTAAATAGTGCCATACTTAAAGTTCCTTTACTTTAATTACCAGACCACCCTTCAGCGATCATTGCTTCTTCCACCTCTTTAAGTGAAAAAGACCTACCATAGCGAGCTTCTACGGCCTTTCGTACATAGAAGACATCACTGTGAGGTATGTGGAGTTTATGTAGACTATTGTTAGCGACAGCTTTATAAAACTCTTCAATAACATTGTCTGTATATAGTTTTACGGATTTTTTCTTCATTGTCAACAATTAATTTTAATTTTGTACAAGGGGATTCATTTAAAGTGTTATTTATATATTAAGTGAATAAACACTTTAAGTGTACTGTTTGTTTGTTTCTATATAATTATACCATAGAAAAATATACTAGTCAATACCTAATTTAAAATAAACTAGGTGTGTGGGCATATAGATACATATAAAGTGGTTTACAACAGATTTTACTGATCTGTGTATAGTTATGTATATACTATCTAGCGTACCCCCGGTGGCACTCGCAGGTACACCCTTGTATGCACTCACATATCTGCTTGCACATGTGCTTGTACGCTTGGGTGAACACACATACACAACACACACTCACCCAACCACGCAAGAAACCCAACAAAACAAGGCACTTAAACAAGTTTAAGTAGCTGTTATCACATCAGTTGCCAAGTTAAACTGTGGGAAAAATACCACACCACAGAAAAACTAACGGATTCGGTGTTGACTATGCACTACCCCACTACTAGTTTAGGTTTATGTTTTTAACGAGTTTAAATATATCTCACTTGTTTGTGAGAGATATATTATAAACTCTTATAAAAACAAAACCAAAACTAAAAAGGAAAACCAAATGGAAAATTCAAATCCAACTTTACCCAAAGGTAACTATGCAAATTTAGCTGATCTCACAAGAGAAGGCAAAGCCTTAAATGCTCAATGGAACAAGCTTAACTCCGTTAAGGTAACTACACAAGCCTATGGCTTTGACACTCGGTTGGGTAGGTTGCTAAAGCAACTCAAGGCTGAAAGCACTAATGGTCGTATATCTAGCTCACAACTCTTTAGAGTTGGTATCAAGGATATTCCAAAGCAAAGACGAAGCGAAGCTTTGTGGTTCGTTGAAAACGAAGAGGTAGCTAGAGATTTTATCTCTAAATCCAAAAAAGGTTACACAAGCTTATCTGCTTTGCAGAAAGCTGTGAACAAGGCTAACAAGCCTACCACCGAAGGTGATGTTAAGTCCGATGTCGGACAACCTAGCGAAGCTACAACTAGCGAAGCTAAACCTACAATGGAAGTCACCAAAGGTGATACCATCTCTCTTGGATCTAGCAAAGCTAGTGTGGTATCAGCACTCAAGCTTTGGGCAATGGCTAACGACACAACTCTTGAAGAGTTGGCTGAAGAGTTACTTGATGCTTGTGATCCTATCACAGATTTCCAAGTAACACTTGGTAATCCTAAGTTGGCTGAAACTGAATTACCATTTTAATGGTAAGTGCTAGGCATCACTCAAAACTGCCTTTATATATTTTAATTATATAATAACTTGATTGTTTATGAAAGTTATTATATAACTAAAATAATAAAACTGAAACTTAACAAGTCCGATGTCGGACAATTTGAAAAGGATTAAATCATGCAAGGTTTAAAGGTTACATGTAGAAAAGTAAATAGTGGCTATGGTTCAGACTATGGCTTTGATACATACGAAGTCACAGACGTAGTAAGCCTAGATGGTATACCTACCATCAAAGTTAAAGAAACCGATAGTATTGGAAAGATTAGACCCTTTTCTAACGAGTTACTTGCGTGGTTTCGTGATGGTGAATGGGTAATAGATTTGGATTAAGTCCGATGTCGGACAACTGAAAGGGGGTGATTATCTCATTCAATTAAATAGGCAAGTGACCTAGGCATGTCAGAAAACTGCCTACCTAAACAAGTCCGATGTCGGACAACTTAAATGAAACTTTAATTAATTGGAGATTAATTATGACAGATCAAATTGAAAATGGTAATAAGGCAATCGGTGTAGTAGATTATTCAAAGCATACATCACACAAGAAAAAGGCTACACCTTTCACATACAACTATGCTACGATTGATGGTATAGTAGCTGAAGTTTACATCAACGAATCAGCAAGAACCATAGCGAATACTCTTAATGAGTATCTGCCTAGAGTGAAGTATCGTATTGCGTTCTTGCAAAAGAACCACCCAAGCATTGCAGTATACAAGCGTGGTGCTACTGTGAACAAGGGTACACACAAGGCAACTAAGTCCGATGTCGGACAAAAAAGAAAGGTAAATGGATAATGCAAGTACTTAGTCTTTTTGATGGAGCATCTTGTACACAACTTGCATTGCGTAGACTTGGCATTCATGTGTCAAGCTACTACGCAAGTGAGGTAGACAAGCATGCTATCAAAGTTACTCAAGCAAACTTTCCCAATACAGTACAGGTAGGTGATGTACGTAATGTCAACACAGATACCTTGCCTATACACATTGATCTTGTGGTGGCTGGATCACCATGTCAAGATGTGTCATTTGCAGGCAAAGGCAAAGGCCTTATTGAGGGTGAGAGATCAAACTTATTCTTTGAGTTTGTTCGTATCCTTGAGGACTTCAAGCCGAAGTATTTTCTGTTGGAGAATGTTCGCATGAAACAAGAGTACCAAGATATCATCAGCGACATACTTGGTGTCAAGCCTATTGCTATCAATAGTAGTTTGGTGTCGGCTCAATCTCGTAACAGATTGTATTGGACTAACATACCTATGAAAGAGATGCCAAAGGACAAAGGCATTGT